AGAGGCAAAGAAGTCATCAGCAATGTGATTCGGGATGAAAGCGAACTCGTCAAGAAAGATGACATTATAGGATCCGCCTCTGACAGCAGATGAAGAAGTAGAGTTAGATGAAATCTTGGAGCCATTTTCTAATTCTAAACTACCTTTGTTCCACGATATAATACCTTGTTGCATCCACTTGGGCAAGTTTTCATAAGCAAGTTGTAATCTTCCAAGCAAGTCTCTTGCGGTGGACGCTTTGTTCGCTAGAATAGCTATATTAACATTATCATTGAAAACGGCATAATGTAACAAATATGAAACACAAGTTGTAGATTTACCCGTCTGACGGGGCATCTTACAAATATTAAATCTGTTCTTATGGAAATTTTCAATCAATCTTTCTTGGAATGGATACATCTCAAAAGGAACAAGACCGTGATCAAGAGACACGATCTTGATATAATTTCTAGCAAAATATACGGGATCTTCTTTACATTTTAAGAACTCAATGATTTGTTCTTCTGTAAATTCAATCTGTGTATTTGCTTTTTTAAGGTTTGGATTCCCCAAATAGACTTCACTCATAATTAATTACCTACTAATTTCTTCCCAGTCCAGAGAAGCATGAATATCGGAATTAGTTAAACTACCAGCAGCAACAAGAGTTAATTCGTAAGGAGTTCCAGTTAATCCATCTCTTTCTAACTGGAATTTAAATAATGCTTCTTTAAGAATATCAACTGCACTTACTGCCTGATTAGAAGCACTACTATAACCTTCTGCTAATATTCTCCCTCCAGCAATGATACCACCATCAATTTTATACTCAACAGCACTATCATCTCCGGCACTAACCCAAGTTCCACCACCAGTAGTGTTTGCACTTGCTCTTACTTGCCAGTTATAATGTGAGTTATTAGTAATACCCATAACAGAAATAGCAGTTAAGATTACAATTGCATCTAATCTATTTGGATTTGTTTTTAATCTTAAAGAAAGAATTGGATAATAAGTACCAGCAACAGCAAGACGAACTGGACTTGTGATTGGAGTTCCTACACCTTGTTGTAATCCACGAAGTTCATAACCACCTTCTGATATCACAGTAGAACAAACTTGTTTAAGCGTACTTGTGCTTGTGGTCACTCCAGTATTTTCAATCTCATATCTCAAAGGCAAACACGCAGTTGTCATATACGTGGTTTGAATTTTATTTGCATGATGAAATGAATGGCAGTGAATAAATGCACCATCAATTACAAACCCAACTCTAACTGTTCCAAGTCCCAACCATTCAATATCGGTCCACATAATTTGTGCTTTAGATGGGTCTAAAGTAATTCCAGAAGCACCAGTTCCATCTAACTTATCAATATTCCATTGTGTTTGTGGAACTATTGTTTCTGATCCTGTGGATAAACTTCTTTCTACAAAACTAATTGAAGTGCTTCCAATTCCAGCAATCTCAAAGTAAATTCCATTATCTACACCAAAATATCCTACTCTTTGTCTTAGATTTGCTTTTGGTGGTTCAGGAACAAACGTGTTCATTACCAGTAATGACTTCCCTGGTTGATATGCAAAAGTCTTTGTTGTTTCTCTGATAACAGAACAACCAGCAGTGGTTCCAATACCAATCTGGACCAAACCTTGAGTAGTTACAAACCCAACGGTAGAACCAGTTCCTACAATTAAACTTGTCCACAAATTGTTATCTCTATATCTGTGAGAGCTATCAAAGAGTGTTAATGGATTTGATACTCTTGTTCTTCCAAAAGCATCAATATTTGCTGGAACAGATGTTATGTTTCCATCAATTATTGCATCAACCGGAAATCTATTCGATGTAGTTACTACTTCGCCATTTTTATTGGCGATCATATTCACCTCAAAAAGCGTTCTTTCTTGATTCAGAAAGTCTTGAGTATTTTTATTAAATTGTGCCATAATTAATCAGTCCAAGTCAGTCTTTCTGGTTGATATCTTTGTGAATTTTTGATTTTTAAAGAACTTTGTGATTGTGAGGGATAAATGTTATGAACAATTGCACCAGGATATTCTCCTTGAATTTGTTCAGCAAGTTCATTTTTATGCATCATCTTACCTTCAACTTCTAAACGATACATCTTTCCTTCCCAAACTACGTCAGCAAAGAAAGATTCTCCAACAGGTTCTGATTGTTGTTCAGAACCATTAATATAAAGGTTTCCATTAAAGTCACCTGCTATATTTACACTTTCGGAAAGAAACTCTCTAAAAGATTTCATTAGTTACACCTCCAACGACGTAGTGCTTTGTTAATTCTTGAATCTGGATCTCTTGCAGTTTTTGCAGATGTGAGTTTAGACTTCATACCCTTCATTCTGCGACAGAAATTTGCCCGACGCTTTGCTCTTTTTCCAGTTGGTTTCTTTTCAGTTACCGCAGTTTGAAGTTTTGAACCTGGATTCTCACGACGATATGCTTTTACTGCAGCGGGACTTAATCCATCAGTTTTATCTTGACGATTAACTTTTTGCCAATCTTCATTCAATCCAAGTTCACTTCTCCAATCGGAAAAACCTTCCGATTTAGTTCCCCAACTATCTGCTCCAACTTTACGACACTTAACTAATGCACCAGATGCATATGCACTTGGCCAAACTTTATAGCGTGACTTTACTTTATGATAGCAAGCATCCTTTTTCTCTTGAAGAGATCCTTCTAAACATTCGCAAGGATCATATCCACAAACGGGACAAACTTCTTCCTTTACGCAGCGATTATAAGTTTTTCCAAAAAGTGTTTGAGTTCCTGCTTTCTTATATCCTTTCCAGCATTTTTTGCCTGCTTCATCAATCACTTCACCTTGTAATTCATAAGAATTCATCTGATTGATAGTATCTCTTTTCTGCTTTAATTTATCAACTAAAGTTCCAGATCCAGTTGCTGGTGCATCAATTGCTTTATTAGCAGGTTTTGCAAATTTTTTCAAGAGATATGGAATAAATGCTGCTCCTGCACCAAGAGCAACCTTTCCCCATAACTCATCAAGTTGTTGTCCTTGTAGTTCATAAGAAGCACTTACAAATTTTGCTTTTCCACTTCTATTTGGATTTGGATCTTCTTTACGCTTTTTTGCTGCTCTTCTTGTTCTTTCAGATTTGCTCATTGCAGCACGATCATCAGCATCGCGGCAGAATGGCTTTGTTTTTTGACCTGGTTGTTTGGCACAAGGTTTTCCATCATATTTACCACCTGCTTGAACCCATCCACCACCTTTAAACCAATCTCTTAAAGAATATCCAGGATCCTTTGCAGATTTACCGTCTCTCTTACCTTCTAATATTTCAACTTCTTCCTTATTCATTTCACCACTATCGACATAATCTGCTGCCGAATCAATATAATCTGCTGCTTTGGTAATTTTTGACTGAACCCAAGCCTCAATCTCACCTTCACCTTTCTTCATTTTTTTCTGAAGTCTCTTGGCACCATTAACAATGGTAGAGAGTTCCGAACGAGCCATTGAGTACTCGTGATCTTTCGCTTCATTGGCTGGATGAACAGATGCAACAGAATATCTGTCCCACATCATTGGACCGTAGATGCATTGTTCTCTACTTTCAGATTTTCTGCATAATTTACAATATCTCATCTCAACACTTTCAAATGCTGATCCTCTTTTTGTATGAAGCATTTCACCTTTTTGCTTTGCAATTAGTTTCAAAGATCTCTTTTGCGCTTCACCAGGAGCACTCATAACATTTTCATCAGGTGTTTTTTTACTAGAAGCATCATAGATGTCAATATCACCATCAGCATCACGATCAAGATACTGAACAGTTGCGTGATGAACTAATTGCTTCAGATCTACATTAGGATCTAAAACGTGTTGACCGCCTTTTAGATGGGGAGTTTTGTGTGTAAATTTCGAGAACTTAATCTTCTTTACACTTTGCACATCTTCGTTAAATGGTGACATTGATTTTGTCTCTTCGCCTCTTTGTCTTTTCTTTCTGGCAGCACAATGTGCTTTTTGAGAAAAACCTTTTGGATTTTTACAGTCTATTGATTTTTTGTAATCCTTAGACCAACTCATATACCTGAAAAGTTTACTCTTTATTATTTAGAAAACCTTGTTTCAGGAGTTTAGACAGTTCTGATGTCGAACCAACAAACACCGCATTATTGGTAACATTGTTTGTTGTTTTTACAACATCTTCTTCAACATCTTTAAGTTTCTTTTGCAAATCAATAAGTTTATCAGTTACATCTCCAACACTTTTAATTAATTGACCCGCAACTTCATATGCTCTTGGTTGATCACTTTCAGCAGCAAGCTCCATTATTCCATTAATTGCTTCTTGACCCTTTTCTATAAGAGAATATAAGTTTGCTCTCGTATATTCATAATCTTTTCTGATATCCCCATCACTAGAATTTTCTACCTTAACAATGGGAGTTTCTTTCTCTACGTTTACGATTTCACTCTTAATGTTTAAAGCGTTATCGATACTATCATAATTTTCTGACATAATCTATCAAACATCTATTTTACGTGTTGGACTATATTCTCTCGAATCATCGAGGAATTCCCATCTTTCGTCAAATCCAAAATTGTCATCTGGATTTGCATCTGGTGGAATTGGACGCAATGTGTATCTGAGTTCTCTCTTCGCATTTTCAACATCCGTACTAGTGTACATATCAACCTGAATCTTACGAATCAGACCATCAGTACTATCAGCAACTGGACCAAACAGATATGTTTTCGCTGTGAATGATAGTGTATATATTAATGCTCTTCTTGTTGAAAAATCACCCTCATAGTCATCCTGAAAATTTATACTTTCTAGAACCATTGGGACATCTCTTTTTTCCCCAATTGATTCGATCATATCTATTGTTACATTAAATCCTGGTTGAAAATATGGTAAAATTTGTTCGATAATTTGTAGAGCATCATCGTTTAATTTAGTTAAAATATTAAGTTCAAATCCAATATTATAAGGAACTGGCATAAAAACTTTTTTTACATTACCATTAACATCACAAGTTTTGAATGTTTGAACAACACTTGACTTTCTACTTGGATCATATTGTATAGAAGTCATCTCAAATGACATTCGTGGTAACGAAATCTGAGTTGCTTTATTTAATTCTGGTTGCTGTTGAATTCTTGCAAGAAATTTTTGTCTTGGTCCATAAGCGATAGGAACTCTCATATCACTTATACTATTACCGTTTTGATCGGTGTGACGAATATGAATTTGGTTAAATAATGTTCCGAAAGCTATTATAGTCTTTCTTATAATTTCGTGATAATAATACGTTCCTAACATTAATAAGTACCAAATGGATTTGATTCTGTAAAGTCTAAAATGAGATCTGCTTCTTCTTCAATCTCATCATTTTGACTATATTTATCATATGTATCCATTTGATCAAAATATTGAACAGTAAATATCGCTCCGGACTCTGTTCCAATAATACTTTCGCCTGGTAAAAATAGTGGTTGTGTTGCTCCAATGCCCAAATTAGAAACTTTGAGAATGTTAGTATCTTTATCCCAAGATTTAACTCTTGCCCTAATTTGAGATCTAGATCCTCTAACAATTTCGTTGAATAGGAACGTTCCGATACCAGTAAGTGTTTCTGGATTTGCAATAACCACAGTTGGGTTTGATGTATATCCTATTCCTGGATTTGCAACGTATATTGAACGAACTACTGTATCAGATCCAAGCAATCCAATAGAAGCAATTCCAACAGCAGTTCTACCTATTCCATTTTGTCCTGGTGCTGAAACTGTAATAACAGGAGTAGTACCATATCCAACACCATTATCATTAACGATAAATCTAAGAACTCCACTATATGTTGTTTCAATTGAACAAGTAGCGGCAGCACCTGCTCCACCACCACCAGTAATTCTTATAGTTGGTGGAGTGCTGTATCCAGCGCCTGCATTAGTCAAATAAATCCTATCAACAGATCTAATTCCATTTCTAACTGCCATTAAAGCAACCGCAGTTGCATTATCTCCTGGTTGTCCAGTAGGAGAACTACTTATAGCAACCACAGGTGCAGAAGTATATCCATATCCATCATCATTGAGGAAAATTTCCCTTATATATCCACTACCAATTGTGGCAGATGCTGTTGCAGTTCTACCAACGCCAATCAGTTTTAACGTAGTAATATATCCTTCATTTTCAACTTGTGTATCTATTTCTTCAATCGAGGTATCGATAATTTCATCCTCATATTCAAATAGTTCACACTTCAGTTCATAAACATAATTTTTACCTAACTGATAGAAAGGATTTTCGTGCTCAACGAATTTAACTTCAAAAATTCTTTCTCCAAGTGGGAAGTAAATTAAATCACCCTCTCTTGGACGAGTAGATAATATAATTTCACCTTCACCACTTCCATCATCTAGTGCTCCCATAAATGGGGCGATAAAGTCTTCAAATCTTTCTTTTGATATTGTGATTAACAATTCATCTCTAAGACTCATTCCAAATTTAGTTAAAATATCTCCTGCGCCAGAATACCCATCGTATGTATTTACATATGCCTCAATTGCAAAATTATCATCAAATCTTGAAGATTGAACTTCTTCTATAATAGTTTTTCTATTTACAAATTTTCTTGGTATATAAATGACTTCAACACCATACATCCTAAGATGCTCATTTATTAAGTCCTGAATCAACCTCTGTTCAGATGATGTTCCTTGTAGGAAAAATGGATTAAGTGCCATTACCCAATAAAGTCGTATGGTGGAAGTTCATAATCCATTGACATTCTCTTAGTTATTTCATCTAGTTCTCTTTCTGCATCTTCATAAATTTCTCTACCATTAAACTCAATACCACCAGGAAGTTTAACTCCTCTAAATTTAATTAAGTTTTGACCCCACTGTCTCTTAATTAGTGCTGTAAGATATCTTTTTAAGAAACTATCATTATAAACTTTGGTATGAGTAGTTGGATCTAAAATCCTGTAACAATCTAAAACTAAAAAATTACCAGCAGACTGTGCTCCCCAATCAAGATCTAGATATAATCTATTCTGTCTTTTATTAAATCTAACTTGCTTATCAGTTGTTAGTAGAAAGTCAATATCTTCGAGATAACTCTTAACCATAGCATATTGTAAAAGTTCAACTGAGTTGAAATAATACAGATCATTCAAAAATAGTTGATACTTAATACTGAACATTCCACCAGAAATGGAACTAGTATCAAACTTAAATATCTTTTCAATACCTATAACTGAATCTGGAACTTGAATATAGTTTGATGTTTCATAGAAATTAAATGATGTTGTACCATATCCAGTTACATTGGATGTTCCTGTTGTTGTAACAATTCCAACACCATTTTTACCTTTTGCCGACCCTCTATCAATATCTGCTTGACTTATTTGATACTTCAAATACATTCTCTCTACACCATCAAAGTGGCGTTCATTGAAGTATTGGAGGGCATCGTCCACTAGATCATCTATTTGGTCATCATCAACGTTAATTTCCAGCACAGGCGCTCCTAGACGCCTTAGACAGTAATCAATCAGTTCTTGCCTACTTGCTGGTTTTGCCATTTTCGTTATGCTTCAGGTTTTTTAG